GAGAGATTCCACCTCCGTCCGCGGGTATCGGTCATGCCGGTAATGCCCTGATTGAGCAACCGATTCCATGCCGAGCTCGCCGCCTTGCGTCGCGTGTCGAGGCCGGCCTGAATCCCGGGCACCGCCCCCGCAAAGATCACGTCTTGGAAGGCGTCGGACACCCACCGCACGATGGGCAGTTGCAGGGCGCCGAGCCGGCCGGAGAGCGCCCCTGCTAGGGAGTTGATGCTCGCGCCCCCGGGAAGGTCGGCGCCGCGGTTGAGGGCCGCTACGGCATCCGAGATGGCCCCACCGAGCCCCTTGGTACCGAGCCGCCCCTGCGCCTCGCGCAGAGCCGCACGCCGGCCCGTGAACATCGCTTCGATGATGGCTTCGGACGCCTCGCGCGTGCCGGAGCGGCCCGCGGCAGAGACCAGACGATCGGCGGTGTCGCGTAGCGAGCTCACGCCCCGCAGGTGTCGCTCCGCCCATTGCAGCCCGTCAGGGTCAGCGAGCGCGGTGCGCAGCCTCGAAGCCACGAGCGCCATGAGCCGGGCTTCGAGGCTCGCGTAAATGCCGATGAGGGAAGAGCCGGCGTCGGCCGCGGAGGTACGGTCAACCGCCACTTACTCCTCCGTAGGGGGCTCTTCGTCTTCCACGGGCGGGGGCGGCCCGTCGCCGAACGCGTCCGGCTCGGGGGTAGCTTTCTCGATGGCCTCGACCTCTTGCAGCACGCGCTCCTCCGGCCACTCGGGGTGGAGCTCCTCGACCGCGGTGCGGGTCGAGATGAACTTCGCCCGCCCGAGGAGCTCAAGGGTCTCGGCCCGTTGCTTCGGATCGGGCGCGACCGCGGGCGGGAATTCGACCGCGATGGGGCCGGAGAGGTCGAGCCCCCTGGAGAATCCCGCGGCCATGTCCATCTCAAGCATCGCGCGCGCGAGCCGGCGTAGCGCAGGCTGCCAATACCCGATCTTGCGGGAGCGGGTTGCCGCGGTGCGAGCTCCTCGACTGACCACCTCGGTCGCGGTTGCCGCCCCCTGAGCCTCGGTCTCCTCGCCATTCTCCCCGACCGAGTAACCCGCGGTGCGCCAGATTTGACGCAGGGCCGCCGCCGCGGTGTCGCGGTGCTCATTGACTCGGATGAGGAACTGCACCGGGGTCAGCATCTTCGCATCCGGGGCCGGCATGCCGCCGATGGCGGCCCAAATCTCCCGGTCAGCGTCGAAGCTCGCGCCCTCGCCCTTGCCGTTGCTCTGCAAGAGCGCCTCGGGCACCACGAGCCGAGCCTTCGCGAGCCGGATATCCCGCATCCACGAAGACCACGTCTCATCGAGCGCGTCCATCGACGGCTCGGCTCCGGCGTAGTCGGAGCGTCCGAGGTTGGTTCCGCGGATGAGACGGTGGGGCCGCATGTTCGGCACGTACTCCACCGCGAGCCCGGTCGCGCCCGTCTTGGCGGCCGGTACGAGCTCGGCGGTCGCGTCACTGGCGGCGAGCGACATCGGCTCGCCGAGCCGCTCGGGCGTGCCGAGATAGAGGGCGTGATAGACCATCCCGGGCTCGTGCCGCTCAAGGTGACGCCACACCTTCACCTTGTCGAGCGCGCTCCCGCCCGTGCGCCCGACCTCGCGCCAGAATGTGACCGCGGTCAGGAATCCACCTCGCCACTCGGGGATCGCGGCATCGGGCGGGATGGCTCCCACGATCGGCGCCTCGACCGGTCGCCACCCGTTGACCTTCGGGAGTACCGAGGCGCGCAGATAGATCCCGCCGTAGGCCGAGCCCTGCTCGCTGCCTTCGAGCATCCGCGAGTCAAAGCCGATCTCCTCGGAGATGGTCTGCCACCGCTCGGTGGCAGGGCTCGGGGAGGTGAGCACAACGCCATCCGAGCTCGTGGCCTTGACGGGGTCGCCGATAGTGATCTCGGGCGGGGCGCCGAAGAGGAGATCGGCGGCGTACATCGAGAGGTCGCCCGCGGCGGGAATGTGCAGCTTCACCGATGGCTGGCCGGGCGAGCTCGTGGGCCGGCCCCACCACAGACGGGCAAGAGCTCCCCGGACGCCGCCGCCGAGCGTGGCGGAGTAGCGCTTGTCGACCGCGGTGCCGGTGAAGTATCCGCTCTCGGAATAGACCGCTTCGAGGGTCTCGGGATCTCCCCCGTACCACGCCCCCCACTCCCGGTAAAAGCGGTTGGGCTTGTGGCACTCGACCGGGGGCCACGCCACATTGCCGAGCTCGATTGGCACCGATCCCCCTACAAGATCACGAAAGCGCTCCGACTAGTTGACGTTGAGGATAGATGAGGCCATGCCAAATCGCCTCGGTGGTGCGGATACCATACCGCGCGGCGTCGACGGAATGATCGTCAGTCTTCATCGGCACGTCCTCGCCCTTCGCCGCTGCCTTCGGGTCCCACGAGTACCCGGGGATCTCGCCGATGAGCCCCTTGCACGAGCGCTTGATGCGTACCCGGTCGGCGGCGAAGAGCGTGCTCATGGTGCGGATGCCGTCGATCACCGCATTGTCCCCGGGCCAATTGGTCAGACCGTCTCGGTGGAGTTGCACGCGGAACGACGCCGCCGAGGGGTCCACGATGACGAAGCGGGGTCGGACGCCCCGCACTCCGCGGCCGATCTCAACGGCGCCGAGCCACCCCCTGACCGCCTCGGAATACTGCTGGTCGCTCATCTGGCGCCCGAGCTTCTTGGAGTCGTAGCGGTACTCATCGGTGACCCATAGCCGCTTGACACCGTCCACGGGGTCGATGCCGAGCCCGATGAGGAGGGCGGCGAAGGGGTTGGTCGTTCCGTAGTCGATGCCCGAGGAGATGTAGTCGAGCCCCTCCGGCACGTGATCGACCAAGTGTCGATCTTCGTCGTAGGCGTCGAAGATGGCGCCCTCCGCCATGACCCACTTGCCGAGGATCATCCGCTTGAACCACATGCCCGTGTAGAGGGTCGAGATGAGCTCGATGTAGTCGCGCGTCAGGACCGGGTTGTCTTCGAGCACGAAGTGCCATGAGCGGATGTCCGGCCCCGTGGTGGCCCACGCCGCATCGAGGTATCTGATCTTGAACCAGTGATTCGGGGCGCCCGGGTTGGTCGTGCCGAAGCCCCGAGCTCCGGGGACGCTGGCCCGGCCTACGAGTTGATCGAAGAATGACTCGGGCAAGAGCGAGCACTCATCCGCGTACCACCCCCGAGCGGTGAGGCCTCTCAGCCGCGCTTCGGAGCCTTCGTCATGGCCGGAGATGACCTCGACCTCTTGCCCGAGGATCGTGCCCGTAGGGGCGCCCCGAGTGTACGTGGTGAGGCGGGCCGCCCTGCCCATGAGGGCCGGCGACATGAGCGGCCCGAAGACGTTCCGAGCGATCGTGTCGTGGGTCTTGCCCGTGATGACCAGGCAGCCCGCGGCGAGCTTGCGCGCTTCGTTGACCACGAAGCTCGCGAAGCGCAGGAGCGAGGCGACCGTCTTGCCCGAGCGGATCGCGCCGTCCCAGATGTTGATGGCGCCATTCGACTGTGCGATCGAGCGGGCTTGCTGCACGCCGAGCGGCCCGTCATAGGCGACCGCGGTCACGAGCTCTCCGGCTCCGAGCTCGTGCGGTGGGCGCCCCCATCACCGAAGGCACCCACGAGACTAGCCCCTAGCTGACCAAGTAGCGAGGCGGCGTCATCGACTTCGGTGCCGGCGTCAAGCCGGATGAGCATGGCGTGTTTGTCGAGGGCGATCGCAACGGTGGTCATGATGGTCTGCGCTGACTTCGTGTCGGGTCGCTCCATCTGGCGCTCGTTATAGGTGTTGTCCTTACCGCCGAAGTTGAACGCCACGTGCGGCTCGGTGAGCGATCGAGCGAGCCGCTCCGCATGTCCGAGGAGATTCTCAGCGAGCCGAGCTCGGCGTTCCGCCATGTCGTCTCGGGCCGCCTGCCGCGCTTTTTGGGTTTGGGCAGTGCGATCGACGGCCGGCCGGATTCCCGCGGCACGCGCCACGCCACGAACGAACGTTGACGAGAATCCGAACTGTCGGGCGATCTCAGCCAAGGGGGCGTCGGGTTGGTCGCGCAACGCCTGCGCGATCTCATCGCGCACCGCTTGCGGCACTCCTGCCCGAGGCATCTCGACCACCGATCGATCCACCGTCGCCGGCCCCCGGCGATCTAGGTCGCGATCATAGCAAGACCACGAAGCCGGCAACGCAACCCACGATCACTACGAGCACGAGAAACGCCATCAAGCATCCGCAGGGCGGGACCATCCACCACGCCGCGTGTTCCGATCGCCCGGGGATTCGAGCGATCGCCCGCCGAGCTCGGGCCACGCGCGCCCGGTCGCGAGCGATCCGACGCCGCTCGCGCTCCGCTTCGATCGCTCGATCGTTCGCCGCCGCTCGGATGCACTCCGGGCATTCGTGGATCGGCTCTCGAT